AACATCAATATATTTCAAATCGTTACTCATATAAAACAGATTTGGATACCCTCTATCTATGATTTGTTGAATACATGCCCAACCTACGTTTGAATTTTCTACAACTAATAAAGCGTTGTTATATTCAGTTGCTAATGAAGTTAAAAAATTACCAAAATCTTTTGTTTCAATTTTACCTCTGTATTCTGCTACTTGACAACAATCTTCTATATCAATTACCTGTGCAGTAGAATAATCGGCTCCATCTCCTCTCGCAACGTCAGCACATACCATGTACTGCTTGTTATAGTTTGGGTACTCCCATATCCATAAGTTATTATCAAACCCTCTCTTCTCAACTGGGTCCATCACATAGGTATCTTTGTACCAAGTTAATAATGCGGGGTCAATTACGGTATCACCTGAACCAATAAAGTCACAATCACATTCTTGTGCTGCACCTTTAACCCCCAAAATACGAGTCTGTTCATCTCTCCAAGCCTGGTTTCTTTCAGGGTGTACTGTCCAATGTAGGTTAATACAATTGAAACCATTTGCACCACTTTCACCTTCTACCCACATTTTATGGAACCAGTTACCAACACCGTTTGGTGTAGATAATACTATTGCGTTACCACCTGTTGATAGGGTTGATTGTGCCGATAACCAAATTTCATCGATATCTCTAATGAATGCCGCTTCATCCACTACTAAAAGTGATAGAGCTTCCGAACGACCTGCATCTGGTGAAGATGCAATTGCCTTTACCTGTGAACCATTCTTTAATTTAAGTGATAGTTTGTTATCTTCAGCCGCTGCAGTTCCACCATCTCTCAACCATACTGGCAATAAATCGTGCATAACCCTAACCTTTTCTACAAGGTTTTTGGCTACCGTTACTTTTGTTGCAATAACCAATGCGTTAAAGTCCTGATTGAATATCATTTTCCAAAGAATAAATCCCGCAGAAAGTGTTGATAAACCTAACTGACGAGATTTTAGAATGATATTAAAACGATGGTCTTTAAAATCAGTTAAACACTCCTCTTGAAAAGGATAAAGGTGAAAGGGAATTTTCCCTCTCACCGGATGTTGAATAACACAATACTTCTTCATAAAGTAAATGGGGTCAGCCGCACATTTACGATATTCTTCAGAAATTATTTCTTTTAAAGTTTTTTTTGGTTGTCCTTGAACTCCCATATTATTTTTTCAATTTAATCTTCCAATATGTTCCAAATCCAACATAAGGAGAGAATGCGCCAGTTGTTCCATCAGTGGTTCTATTGTTAACACCAATGTTTAAGTTGTAAATTTTATCTTTTTTAGTTTTAAGAATTAAACCAGCTCCAACTGCTGATACATAATCTTCTTTATTAAATCCCCCATTCAAACCGAAATATACTTGATTTTTTGCGGGTTCTTTAACAATGAGTTCTTCTCTTATAGTTCTTTCTCTAACTTTAGCATCAAATGTTCTACCTAAAATTCTGTTTTGAGATATAGTATCAGTTACCGATACGGTTCCCAATGAATCAGGTAATACTAATACATCTTTGTATAAAACTTTAGAATAGTAATTTTTTAACAATGCTGCCGTATCTATTACCGCAGGAATTTTTACTTCTTTTTCAACAATTATTTCATGATAGATGTCATCTCCTTTTTTGGTTACTACTTTGGTTTTGATTACATCAACGGTATCAATTGTATGTTTAATTACTTCGTATTTTTTACCGTCTATTTTAATAATCCTACCACCTGGCATTACTCCACCTGGGTTAAACCATTGTAATAATACATAGATAATTAGTACTGCTATTGCAATGTTTTTAAATGTTACAAATTTTTTCATAATTTAGTTTTTTATTAATTCTGAATGATTCAACTCTCGTAACTTATTTTCTAATGCCAATTTACGTTCTAACAATGCTTCAATTGCATCGTAAGCACCTTCAATATCAGTTTTTAAATCAGATTTTACTTTTTCAATGTCAATATCCCATTGCCATTTACTAAATGTACCATCTTCATTAACCATTTCAATTTGTTGCGTTACACTATCCAACGCTTCTTCTAATTGTGATTTAGTATCTCTAACAAAATCCAATTTATTTAATGTTATTCTATAATCTTCATAAAAAGGCCAACTACCATCTTCTCGTAATGATTGTTCTATTTTCCTCATACAAGTTACACAATACCCAGTTCTAACAATTAATTTTTTATCTGCACTACTGTATTGTATTGTTCCACAATTTTCAGAAGAACAAGTTGTTATTTTTTTCAAATACTCTCTGGCATCATCTAATTTAGTGGCATTGATTTTGAAACCTTCTTTTTGTTCCCATTCGATACCATTTTCATCTACCCAAATTTCGCCAACTTCTCGTTTTGTTTCATCTGCCTTTTCATAACCAAACACATTTTGATTATCATCAGTTCTACCAAAAACCGTATCAATAATTAATTGACGGGATTTGTGTATGTGTTTATTTTTTTCGTCAAAACTTTTTCTTTTTGCCATTTTTCTATATTGTTATAACCTATTTATTAATTATATATATTAAAATTATTCGTAAAATATACCTAATATCTGATTTAGTGGTGCAAATGTGCCTGTAAGTTTGTATGTATTACCCTTATACACAAACACTATACCTTCATTAGGAACTATCTTACCCTTACCACCAATACTAGCTAATCTACTTAATTCCATTTTTAATTTAGCTATTTTAGATACATCACCACTACCTCTTACTTTTTCCGCAGTAGATTCCAATCTGTTTTTCATATCGGCAACTGCTGCATTTGGATTTGCAGTTAAAACTGAACTCATAAACGAAAGAACATCGGCACCAACTCCCAAAAATATCTCTTCAAATTGTCTAACATTTTCTTTTTGTTGCTTTACTACATTTACTTTATCATTATCCATTGCCCACTTTTGAGCTTCCTTATCTACAATTGCATTTAAACGGAATGATTTATCACCAAACGCCCATCTCTTTATTAATGCATCTCTTTCAAATTTCTCTAATTTAACTTTTGATTTATCTATAAAATTAGACCACCATGCTTGATGATATTCGGAAACACCATCGTTGTTAGATAATTGAAATTCAGATTGTAATTTTTGTAATTTACTTAAATACTTACCTTGCTTTGAACTCAAATTTTCATTTTTAGGAAGTTGTGTAACAGGAGGTCCTTGTATAGTATATTTAGATTGAACATCCGCATTCACTTGCTTAATCATCCCTGCCAATTTAGTTGCTGCAGATTGGTCAGCAGAAACTGCTTTACCACTTTCATCATAACAAGTTGTGTTATGAAATACCAATAAAGCCTGTCCGTAAGGAATAACATTTACAGAAGTTGGCCATATTACTTCCAAATTCATAAAACAATGTCCTTCATTAAATATTTTCTTTCGTTGTGGTTCCGAAAGAGATTGGATTGCCGCTGATAAATCTTTCATTGCAAAATTATATGCATCGGTTAATCCACCTCTACCACTAAATTTAGATGCAACATCTTCAATTCCCATTGCGTTTGCTCCACCATTTGCCAAATGTCCTTTGTTTCTTGCTGCAATCAATCTACCATTCTTCCAGCTAATTGCTAATGCCTGTCCATCGGTTTTTTCTCTTGTCAATTCTAACTCACCAGTCAATGCTCCTGTGATTATATTTTTTAAATCACCAAAAGTTAAATCCATATCATCAAATGGGTGAGACATGTGACCGTATGCACCACCTTCAGTTAAAATCGTTTCATTTGTCTTTTTTTTTAAGTTTCTTTTTTGAAGAACTAATTTATTTAATTCTGAAAATAAATCAGCAATATCTTTATCCAATTTTTTTTCATCAGCTGACATTGGGGATTCAATATCTACATTGGAATAAAGTTTTTTCTTTTTAGCAATTAAAGCATCTACTTTTTTAAGTAAATCATTCTTTGCCGTATCTAAATCTTTTATTATATCTTCCGTTGATGATTCGTTTAGCTTAACCCCCGCATAATCTAATCTATATTCATAATACGCCTTTTTAATATCAGCAGGAATCTTTGAATTTTTAGTGAATATTTGGTCTACCATCTTACGAGTATCATTTGATGATAGATTCCATTTTAACTTATTTTTATCTAATGTAAAGAAAGTATTTAAAGTAAAATCTATCTTACTCAACATTGGTTTCAAAATTTCATTTTCAAAAAATGAATCGTATTCCTTTCGCTGCTCTCTCTCTAAATAATTAAGAGCGAAGTTCCCATCATACAAATACGCTT